AGTGATCTTTTCTCTTCTTCTCTGCGAAGTCGTTAAATCTATTGTAGATTGTCTTCCAGTTATCTCTATAAGTTTGAGCATCTTGATCGATCAATGTAATATCAGATTTAGCAAAACCAGACATTGGTACATTAGTTAGATCATCATAGTACTTACCATCACCGTTAGCTTCTCTACCAGCATTAATTGTACCTAAACCAGCTTCAATTGTAATATCGATATCAAAGATATCTGGATTTTCAACAGTATCAAGTAATCTATCAAGCTTTTGCGGAATAGAACCAAGATCCTTCTGAGTTGACTGTAGATTTGCATTAGTATATGCACCTACTGTGAATAAGCTATCTGCAACGCCTAGCGTTTCTGCTGTATCAATAAGAGCTGCTGAAATAAAAGGCGCAGCGGTTTCATAACCAGTAGCTACATAGCCAGATGAAAGTATAGGCCAATTTGCTTCTGCGAGAGGAGCTGTACTGAACTTAGTTGAAGCTAATCTAACTTTATTAACAGGTAATCCATCAAGACCTAGCCATGTATCGCCATTTCTATGTGAGAGATTATCGTTAATAAGCACTTGCACATTCGGAGATTGATCTTCTTTAAATCCTAAGAAGAAGCTCTGAGCTGCTCCACCAGTTTGTGATTGCTGTTGACGATGGTAATCGAAAGAACCAACATAACTCTCTGATAGAACATAATCTAACTTAATAACATCAGAAGCAAATACTGATTGTCTAAGTTTGAATAAACCGACAGATAATGTATCGTCAAATCCTGGCTTTGCAATATCGTAATCAGTAAGATTTTCCATGATTTCAGCAATACTATCTGATTCTTGACCAAATGTATTTGTCTGAGCGTCATTTAGTGCTGATAATGCAAAATTAAGTCGACCTTCCGGTAAACGTAAGTATGAACTCGTTGAAGTAGCGCTAGCACCTACTGTCTCAGCAGTAAGAATAGCATCAAAGTTTGTCGCTTCGTTTAAGTTTGTATTATCAGCAAGACCTACATAGAAGCCTTCATATTTATTATTAACTGTTGTCTGACCTTTATTAAGAACAATAACAGCTGCTCCGCCAAGATCCTCAAAAGTTGATGGATTTGGATTAATTACATCTGACCATTCAAAGCCTTGTCTTTGCTGTATACTAAAGAATTGCTCTTGTGTAAGTTCGTAGTGTACTGGTTTACCTAAAATATAGTTTGTAGGTACACTTTCACCGCTTTCATCTATTACCTGTGAAAAGGTGCTTGAATAAACACCGGAACCTGATAAAGCAACCGCACTACATGGATACACTAGTGCGCCGTAACTATTACCGAAACCAGCACCTGTATCACTACCATAAGGTAGTCGATATGTTAAAATATTCGCCGGTGAATTAAACAGCGGTCTAACGGAATGATAGAAATATCTTTCAGCTGGGGTAGTTGGAGCCCCGTAAATTTGCTCGAATTCGCTCAAGCTTGTCACTTGAATAACTTCATCTGTTGGCCCTCTATCTGTAAAACCTGCTGCTAACACGGTTGTACCTGTTGCTATAGCAGGTCTTAAGCTTAAATCGACTTCTTTTATTTCTACACCTGGAGATTGAATTGTACGTCCCATAATATTATTTATGGCATTTCGATCTAAAAATTACAGTAATTCAACTAATAACTGGGAGAACGCAAATTCAAATGTTGTTTCAATCTCACCTTCGGTTCTATAATTGAAGTTAATACCTCCAAGATTAACAGGAAATGCGTTAGTATATACAAATTTTACTACATTTTTATCATATTCATCCTTGGCATATAATGTTATATCAGCTTGATATAATGATGCAGGGTTTGGTGACTTAACTTTGTTTCTATTAGATGTAGCTATAGCTGGTGTTTTAGACAGATCGTCAGAATCGAAAACTGACTGTTTATCATTATTCAGTAAATCCAACCATTTATAAAGAACCCAATAATTGTTAAATCTGCTATCTACAGTAAAGTTCACTGATACGTTTTCATAAGGAGGTCTAGTATGGCTAGAGATTTTAAAGGATTGACCGGCGTATTGTTCAGTAATTTCAGGTACCGTTATATTTGGAATTACTGCACCGTAAACTGAGAACTGTAGAGAATTCTCATTTATCTTATTATCGGTATGTACGCTCAAGTCTGTTGTATTAATACCTTTTAAAGGGTCTGGTAGGTTAATTACCATTAGAAATTTATCTAAGCGACTCTTATTAAACTGTGATTGATTTAGTGACATATTGTTATTGTAAAGGTTTAAAGCCCATATCCATTAATTGATCCATGTCAGATGATTGATTCATTGCGTTGCCAATTAAAATCGGCGGTGTGTTATCGAAACTATCTTCCGTCTTTTCATTACTATAAATAGATGTTGGGTTCATAAAATATTTAATCCCAAAGTCAAATTGCTTGATCTGTAATGGTTTTTTATTTTTATCGAGTTGAACTATCTCGAAGTATTTTTTAACTACTTCATCTTCTAGTATAATTAGATTCCATATCATTGACATCACCCTATCGTCATGATTACCAGCGCCTCTTTTAGCGGCCCATGTACCGTTTGGGTACCTGATAAAGTCTCTTAACTCCTTTACTAGATTAGCGTCGCGTATTTCCACACTTTCTAATTCATTGATCCAGTATCTCATGTTAGTAACGCCCTTATGTTTAGTATTAGTATGAGCAATAATACCTAGCTGACTTTTAGCTCTACCGGCAGCAGATGCTCCCCAGCATACTATATTTTCATATCCATGATGGCGACTCAAATTATCAACTACCTGCGCACCGCAGTTGTTTCTTTCTATACACGCTAGAGGATTACCCCAATGTTGTAAGATTTCATATACCTTTTCAGTAAAATTATATGGTGATATAGTATTATCGCAATATGTAGCGACTTGTTTGATATTAGTAAGATCACGGTAATCGAAAACATGTACTACAGAATAGTCAGCTCCTACTCCTTCCGAGGTATCGACGCTAACAATATATATACCATCGCTAGAAGGCTCATCCCATAGTAGATACTTACCTTCATCAAATACAAATTTAGGTTCCTGTGTTCTCTGCATCAGCCTTGCAAAGAGTTCTTCATTTAATGAACTTTCACCGGAATCGAGAAACTCACAGTTAAACTCCTGATTGAACGCTTCTATAGAGCCAATAGAATTAATCGTATCTTCTTTCCATCGTTCATCGCGGCCTGGAATTTCATTCCATAGAATTTTATCACATGCCCAGTTAGTTTCACCGCTTTCTGCTCCTGTATATAATTTATAAAATAGATTACCAGTACCATTAGCTGTAGATGCAATAAAGATCTTTGATTTTTTCGATGACGATACAATTGGATAAACTGACTTCCAAAACTCCTCAACCAAATGCGGTTCAATAAAGGCGAGCTCGTCTAATATAAGGCATTGATTAGATAGGATACCATTTGCATAGTATCTATGATTATCAGCTACATGTAATAATTCATACACCTTATCATCGTTTTGAATTGCATCAATACTAGTAACCTCCTCGTCCCCGTATATAATATCACCGACATTCAATTCGCTAGCGTATTTATATGTACCGTTTGAGCATAATGTAATCTTATGCTTTGATGTACATGTAACAAATTTACCACTTTTAAATGTTAATTTTAGTTTGTCTTTATTATCACCGACTATGATACCTTTAAAGTCTTTAAATCCATCATCAGTTAATACTTCGAAATTTGTATTTTTAAATGTTTTGTGTTTATATAAATCTGCCATAATTATTTTTTACTAGGCCGGCCTTTCTTCCAACCAGTAGGTAGTTCATCATCTTTTTGGAACCTTTTTATTTTAAGAGTATCTTCATTATACCCAAAATATGTACCTTTGTTCATACCTTTGTATTTATCACTTTTTTTAGAACCACTACCAGGTAACCACCCTTCGATGATAGTACCTTTTTTAACCCTCTTTACTTCTCCTGTCACTTGATTGTGGATGTATATCATCCCTTTACCACTTCGTTTTAGCTTCACCTCTTCTGATGCATTTTTAGCTGCATTAGACATATTGAGTTTTGCTTGCTCAGATCTCTCCATACCTCTATGCGTTTCAGCTGTTTTACGAATTTTTTCTGGATCTCTATTTTGTGGATTTTCTCTAGATTTTCCTTTTAATGCATGTGATATTTTTTCAGCACGTTCATTTGTATATATCTTGTCAATCATTCCCTTTCGCCAATCAGCATCAGCCCATTGAGCTTTCTTATACTCAGAAAACTCCTTTTTCCATTCATCTGACCATTCGCACTTACCATAACCACCTTCTCTTAGATTATACGTATCGTCTCTATTCGCGTACTCCAGTGTAACGATCTCCTTTTCCTTTGTTAAAGCTTCTCTATATGTTGAGAAGTGTTCTAATATTTCTTTAGTAAAATTTTCTTTACCGTGCTTTGCAATAGACCTCTTTACCAATTTACCCGATCCCATATAACCATCGTCTATATTATCAGTTCTATGTACACCAATATACTCCATACCATTTATCATATTTGTAATTTTATATAGATAGTTATATTTTCTATTAATATCTGGATCGTTTCGATTCATATTAATATTTATACTTAACGGTTCATTTTCGATGAGTACGCGTTTACTTATTAAAATCGATAACCGTTGGTATTTCACCATTACCTTCTAGCATATCTGCAAGATCTTTCATATTCACATCGAATACTGTTTGTGTCTCTTTGTCTCTTAAAGTTACAACTGTACTACCATCAACGCAGTTAACTGATTGACCACGAGCTGCAGTACCAGTTGTTGTGGATATACCTATCTTAGTACCATTGGCTAAAGTTACTGACGTTTTACCATACTCTTTAACGCCTGGCTTTAGCCAGTTTGGTAATTCTTCGTAGGCCATTCGTATTCGTTGCATGATCTCAATAGCTGTACCTTCTTTATTAGCTACAACTAAGATACGTTGATCATTACTAAAGCAAGCAATCCATAGAGCGTAAATCGTCATCATTGTTGTCTTACCAATCTGTCTCGATGCTAATAAAATAAAGAATCTATTATCGCGCATCTTACGTAGAGCGCGTTTTTGAGGTAAATGTAGCTTAATCTTCTGTTTACCATCATCTAACGAAATAATATGAAAGAAGTTTTCAGCAAAGTATAAAAGGTTCTTTTTTGCCTTTGTTAATTGCTTGATTTGATCTGGAGTATACTCAAATTCCGCGCCTACCGCTGGTAGATTAGGATTATTCATATAATTCTGTTTATTTTTAACCATAATGCTATAAATATTTATATGTCAAAAAAGAATAATCTAACCGAGATATGGAACGTATACGCTGACTCGATCATAAAAGAAGGTAAAACTACTAGACCTATCGAAGGTGGAGACAAAAAAATGAACACCAAGCCTGGTCCAGGTGCCGTTGAACTTGATTCAAAAGAAGCAAAAAAAATACAGCATGCTGGTGGTGAGGGTACTACAGATCCGGTTTATGAGATTGAAGGCATGCATGCGCCTATAGACCCTAAAAAGAAAAAAGGCGATAAAGAGAATTTATACGAGCCAGAAAAATATAGTTCAGAAAAGTTTGATGAAAAAGTTGAAAAAACGTATAGAGAAGGTATAAATATTAATATGAAATCTGTTTTTGATAAATTATTTGAAGATGTAATGGGTGACGAATCTATTGAAGAGCTTGACGCTCTCGGTATTGACGCTGATGAAACTGGCGCAGACGCTGAAGAGACTGACGAGATTACATTAACTCTTGACCGTGATATGGCACAGCAATTATGTGACCTAATCCAATCTCAACTCGGAGAAGAAGAAGTTGAAGATGACGATGACGATGCCGGTGAAGAAGATTACGAAGGCGAAGAAGGATTTAATTCTTTTGAAGAAGCTGAAGAAGACGAAGATGAAGATGAAGATGAGACAGTTGATGAAGCTACTGAAATGAAAGAAGTTCCAAGCTCAGCTGGTCATAAGCTTACATCAAAGCAGAATAAAGTTGGATCTGTTAAAGCTTCTGGTGGTAAAGCACAAGGTCAAGTTAAATCAACCGTAGATGGTAAGGGTAAGCCACTTGCTGACGGTAAAGGTAAACTTACATCGAAGAACAATAAAGTAGGCGGTACAAAGACTGGTTCTACTGGCGGTTCATTATTTGCTTAATAGATTAATATAATTTAAAAAAGCTGCAACTTTATTGGTTGCAGCTTTTTTTTGCATAAATATAAATATGTTACCGTTTAA